AGCACACTGTGCAGATAGAAAGAAAAAATGAAATATCGTGAGATTTTAGAAAAATGCTGGCAATGTTATGTGCAGCGTGGCATGAAACCCAAAGGCGATAGAATGGTGCCCAACTGTGTGCCTGTGAAAGAAATGGAAGAAGATTTAAAAAAATGGTTTCGTCAAAAATGGGTGAGATTTGGACCCGATGGCAAAATCAGAGGAGACTGTGCCAGAGGCAGCAGCAAAGAAGGCAAACCCAAATGTTTGCCACAAGCCAAAGCACACGCATTGGGCAAAAAAGGTCGAGCCCGAGCAGCAGGTAGAAAACGCAGACAGGATCCCAACGCCAATCGCAGAGGTGCTGCCAAGAACGTGAGAACCAAATGAAGATTAGAGACATAGTGGAATCCAGAGCAGATTATCATTACGGTATAGATCCCGCACAGTTGAGTTACACATTCAAAGTGGGCGACATATACGGTCCAAAAAATCTCAAAGTACCACACGCAAGACTGTACAGAGGTGGCAAAGCAGTGAAAAAACTGGGTAATGTGATACCCAAAGCAAAGAAATAAACACAACACCAGCATAAATACAGCATAGGCGAAACACAATGAAAATAAGAGACATCATAAGAGAAGTGGCTTCGGCAGGATCAACATCTGCGGGCAATATTGCCAGCATAGCCAATCCACACGTGACCAATCCTTATGCTTATAAAAGTGCCAAAGCCAAACCCAAAAAGCAAAAACCCACCGATAATGCACTGGATATGAAAAACGTCAGTATATTCGGCGGCCCCTTAAAGAGATAAATATCTATATGAAATACAAACAGATCAAAGAAGGTTTAGGAGATGCAGCTCACAAAGCTGAGTTGGATCACGAAGTTCAAATGGCTCGTGCTGACTTATACAAGTTAGCCAAATACAGCATCAAACTGCATGAATTATTGAAAAATGTTTCAGAAGCAGAAGGTCTGGAAGGTTGGGTTCAAGCCAAAATCACCAAAGCTGCTGATTATATCAGTTCTGTGTATCATTATATGGACTACGATGAAAAATTCAATCAAGCTGAACTGGAAACCAGCATACCTGTGCAACAAGTGGTAAAACCCAGTGATGGCAAAATAGAAACCTACGAAGAAGTACTTTTTAAAATTTTAGAAAAAAAAGTTACCGAAAAAAAATCCAATAAAGACAAAAAGTAATCACCATGAAGATCAATGAATTGATCCCTCCGTCTTTGGGTAAACCTACGGCAGCAACACCTCCAGGCACTGCAGCCAAACCCAACGCAATGAGCAAGGTGATGAACAAATTCAGTCCCAGCAATATCAAACAAGGCGTGCAGAATTTTTTAACTGGTAAACCCACAGCAGGTCAGTCTGATTGGAGATCCAAAATAGGTGGAGCTCTTGCCAGTTTGAACAAAGGCGCAGGCGTTAAAGATTACAACAAACCAAACATTGACACAGAAAAATTTAATTCATTTTTGGGTTTATTGATCAAAGATTTTCCCAACAAAGAACAAGAAATCACACAACAAATCAAAAACATTTTGAACAATCAAGGCAAAGACCAAGATTCCAAACTGGCTATGGTGCAACATATAAAAAATTTTAGAGAAAAAAATCCAGGAGTGACTTTGGGTGACTTTAACACTGAATTTAGAGATGTGTTGAATAAATTGGATATCAAACCACAAGAAATTAAAATGGCTGGTGATGACGAAGACGCTACTGCTGCCAAACCACCAGGAACTTCCACTATTCTAAAACCCACAGGTAAACCATTTTAAACTGCTGTATGCACACAGCAAGATAATTAACACTATATGAATTTCGTGGTGAACACTCCCTACATCCAAGCCTACATCAAAAAGGAATATCTATATGACTTTCAAAAAGGTCACGGAGAATTTGTGCCCTGCACTTGGGTCACATTAAAGTCTATTCCTCGCAGAGCATTCTACATAGAAGCATATCTACCAGAATATGGTGCACTGTATGATAAGTTGCCCATCAGTGCATTCACTTGGCGCACAGATATCAAACCAGAAGAACAGTTGCCTTTGGATTACTTGCAACTGTGGGATGGTTTCAGCTATCACATCACCATCATAGAAAAACAATATCTACAGTACAGCAGAGTGGATGTGATACTCAAAGATGGCAAGAGAATGTCAGGAGTTTATTTGTTCACGGTGGACAGTGCTCATTCAGATCCCAATACTCCCAATGTGACCGAATCAGAAGTGCCCACTGAACACAAAGGACACAACATAGGTCGATTGGACAATGGTCAATTCTTTGCTCAACCCAACAACAGAATGATCTGGCATGAAGCCAGTGCCAATCCAGGCAAGTTAAAAACACCAGATTTCAAAGTCAGTACCAAATATTGGCACTGTGAACAGAATGCCAAATGGGTTTTTGGTGATTCAGACGACTACTTTTATAAAGAATCCAAAAAACAAGACAAATAAACCTTGACAATTGTGTGAGAATCGATTACAATACAACAATCTAAATAAAAGGAGAAACAAATGGCAAGAACATACGGCCCAGAAGAACAAGCTAAATTAAAAAAAATAGTGGATGAAGGCGTTAATGTGCTTTCTGAAATTGAAGATTTAAGCACAGGTTTGAAAGAAACAATCAAAGCAGTGGCAGAAGAATTAGAAATTAAACCAGCCATCATCAACAGAGCAATCAAAATTGCTCAAAAAGGTGATTGGAACAAAGTTGCTGAAGAGTTTGATAATCTAGAAAACTTGGTGATAGCAGTAGGCAAAGACAAGTAATCCCACAATGATTAGATGGGTAGCCGCAGGTTTTGGAATCACAGCAGCCACCATACACGCTACGGCCATCATTTCCATACAATGGTTAGGATGGATTATCTGTCTTGCATCCATTTCACTTTGGTATTACATTGCCATACTGGACAAAGATAGAGCCAGACAAACACAGCAGATATATTTCCTTATCATTGCACTGATAGCAGTGTACAATTGGCTCAAACACGTTTGGTAAAAGAATGAAGTACATCATTGACATTGACAACACAATTTGCTATAATAAAGACAGCGATTATGTCAACAGTACACCTGACATGACACGCATTGCTCAAGTTAATCAGTTGTATGATGATGGACATGAAATACATTATTACACAGCAAGAGGTGGTAACTCCGGCCGAGATTGGAGTGCATTGACTCGTCAACAGTTGATTGAATGGGGTTGCAAGTTTCATTCATTAAATTTGGGCAAACCAGTGTATGATGTTTGGGTGGATGACAGAGCTGTAAACGCAAAGGATTTTTTTAAATGAGAATAGATTATAACATACATTTAGACTACGCAGACGTACTATTAAAACCCAAAAGATCCACATTGAGTTCAAGACGTGATGTGGAAATGACCAGAGATTTCACATTTCGTAATAGCAAACAACAGATCGCATTTGTGCCCATAGTGGCCAGCAACATGGATGGCGTGGGCACATTCAGCATGGCTAGAGCATTGCAAGAATATAAACTTTTAACTGTGTTGAGAAAACATTACACCATTGAAGATTGGGACAGAGCAATGGGCACAGGATTAAAATTACAATATGTGAGTGCGTGTACAGGCACAGGAGCCATATGGGACAACAATTCACCAGATTATCAAACATTAAAAAAAGTTATGGAGAAATATCCAGATGTGGGTATGATCACCATTGATGTGGCCAATGCTTATCACGAACAGTTTGTGGACTTTGTCAAAAGAATCAGATCAGAATTTCCAGATAAGACTATCATAGCAGGCAATGTGGTATCACCAGAGATGGTGGAAGAATTAATAATCAATGGAGCAGATGTGGTCAAAGTGGGCATAGGTCCAGGATCAGTGTGTACCACAAGAACACAAACAGGAGTGGGAGTGCCACAGTTTTCTGCCATCATTGAATGTGCAGATGCTGCCAATGGAGTGGGTGGACACATTATTGCTGATGGTGGTTGTACTCAATCAGGAGACATAGCTAAAGCATTGGGAGCAGGTGCTCACATGGTGATGCTGGGTGGCATGTTGGCAGCTCATGACGAATCAGAATTAGAGTTAAGAGATGGCAAAAGAGTATTCTACGGTATGAGTTCAGAATCGGCATTTGAAAAACATGGGGCAAGAAAAGATGGCTACAGAGGCACTGAAGGCAAAACAGTACAGTTGAACAACAGAGGACCTGTGAAAGACACTGTGGAACAAATATTGGGTGGTGTGCGTAGCACTTGCACTTATATTGGGGCAAGACGCATCAAAGACATGCCCAAGTGTGCTCACTTTGTGAGAGTGAACAATGTGATCAACAGAGTTTTTGACAGATATGAAACAAATAAAAATTGATCTAGTTCTCAAATGGATAGCCACAGCAATTTTGATTGTGGGCACATTTGTTAATGCTGGATTTCCAGAACTATATCCCATGGGACCAATGCTGTTGGCATTGGGAGGAGTATTTTGGTTATTGGTTTCATTGATTTGGCGAGAGCCAGCACTGATTGTGACCAACATTGTGTTGACAACTGTGGGCATAGGTGGTATAATATTATACTACATTAGGTAAGGCATAATCGGCCATAAGCGATTATTTGGTATGTGTCAGCCTCAAATGACACGGATTGGAACATATGAGTTACATAGACGCATTCTTTGATAGAAATCAAGATTTTATTCGCGTGGTAGAACGCAAAGAAGGCAAAAGAATCTACAAAGAATATCCCATAAGATACACATTCTTTTATGAAGATGCCAATGGCAAATTCAGAAGTATCTATGGCCATGCTCTCAGCAGAATTGTCAGCAAAACCACCAAAGACTTTCACAAAGAATTAGCCATCAACAGAAATAAAAAATTATTTGAATCGGATATTAATCCCATATTCCAATGTCTCAGCGCCAACTATCTCAATCATGATGCTCCCAAATTGAATGTGGCATTTTTTGATATAGAAGCAGACTTTGATCCTGAAAAAGGATTTGCTGATCCCGCAGATCCATTCATGCCCGTCACAGCAATCACAGTGTATCTACAATGGTTGGACAGTATGGTTACTTTTGCATTGATTCCTAAAACTTTAACCATGCAACAAGCCCAAGACAAAACCAAAGACATCTCAAATTTGTATCTGTATGAACAAGAAGGAGACATGCTGCAGGCATTTTTAGATGTGATAGAAGATGTGGATGTGCTGTCAGGATGGAATTCAGAAGGTTATGACTTGCCTTATCTAATAAACAGAGTCAGCAAAGTTTTAAGCAAAGATGACACTAGACGTTTTTGTTTGTGGTCACAAATGCCCAAAAAAAGAACTTTTGAAAAGTATGGTAGAGAGCAAGAAACTTATGATTTGATAGGCAGAGTACACATGGACAGTTTAGAATTGTATAGAAAATATACCTATGAAGAGCGTCACACATATAGATTGGATGCCATAGGTGAAATGGAATTGGGAGAAAAGAAAACTGTTTATGAAGGCACACTGGATCAGTTGTACAACAATGATTTTAAAACTTTTATCGAATACAACAGACAAGACGTTCAACTATTAAACAATTTAGATAAAAAACTTAAATTTTTAGATCTCAGCAATGAACTGGCACACGCCAACACTGTGTTGCTTCAGACCACCATGGGTGCTGTGGCTGTAACTGAACAAGCCATTATCAATGAAGCTCATAAGAGAGGATTACAAGTGCCCAATAGACCCAACAGAGCCGAAGGTGAAGACACCACTGCAGCAGGTGCCTACGTGGCATTTCCCAAAAAAGGACTGCATGATTGGATAGGATCCATGGACTTGAATTCACTGTATCCAAGTGTGATTAGAGCTCTGAACATGGCTCCTGAATGTGTGGTGGGGCAGTTAAGACCCACTTATACCGAAGCCTTTCTACAAGATCAAATGAATCTGCAAGGCAAATCATTCGCAGCAGCATGGGAAAACAAATTTGGCAGTTTGGAATATGAGTATGTGATGACTCAAAGACGAGACCAGCCTATCACTGTTGACTGGGAAGATGGTCGCACAGAGGTCAAAAGTGGTGCTGAAATTTACAAAATGATATTTGACAGTCACAATCCAATCATGATCAGTGCCAATGGCACCATGTTTACCACAGAGTTTGAAGGAGTTATTCCTGGACTATTAAAAACATGGTATCAAGAGCGTAAAGAAATGCAAGCCATGAAAAAGAAAGCACAAAATGCCAACAACCAAGCAGAAATTGAATTTTGGGACAAAAGACAATTGGTCAAAAAAATTAATTTGAATTCACTGTATGGTGCTATATTGAATCCTGGCTGTAGATTTTTTGACAAACGCATAGGTCAATCCACCACACTCACAGGTAGAACCATCAGCAAACACATGGCAGCAAAAATCAATGAAGTGATCACAGGCACATACGATCATTTGGGAGATGCTGTGATATACGGTGATACAGACTCTGCTTATTTCAGTGCTTACAAAGTTTTAAAAAAAGATATTGATGCTGGATTGATTCCATGGACCAAAGAGAGTGTGATTAGACTGTATGATCAAGTGGCTGAAGAAGTCAACAACAGTTTTAAAGCATTCATGGGCGAAGCATTTCATTGTCCCAAAACAAGAGCCGAAGTGATTCAAGCAGGTCGTGAATCCATCAGTGAAACAGGATTGTTTATCACTAAAAAAAGATATGCTGTGCTGATATATGAATTGGAAGGCAATCGTATGGATGTGGATGGTCGACCAGGTAAAGTAAAAGCCATGGGATTGGACCTCAAACGTTCTGATACTCCAGAGTACGTGCAAGACTTTTTGAGTGAAATTGGCAATCTACTATTTGCAGGAAATGAAGTTGTCAAGCTAGGCGATTTTAGCCAAGTTAAAGTGATTGTATTAATT